AGTATGATGATGTTCATGTTGAGTTTAAAGCAGATAAAGAATTTTTAACTGCTTACTATCGTGATGAAATGAAAGCAAAAGGCATTGACGCAGATTATGATGTAAGACTTGGTGGCAACTACGACAAAAGAAACCCAACTTATTATAATTCAGAAAGTGCAGTAAATAAGTATTTGGGTTATGGTAGTCGTAATGATGTAAGTGGACAATCAGATTTCCAAAAAGATAAATGGGAAAATGATTTTAAACTTGTTGTCATTGGAACATCTTATTGTCATAGTCGTATGTTTCAAACTAATGAGGCAGAGTATAATTGGTTTAAATCTTTTATGGTTGCAAAGGATAATGTAGTTCTTGCACATGAACAGATGTTTCAGCATGTTGATAAGAAAATGCAAAAACTAAAACTTGGTTTGAAATCTTACAGATACTTCGATCAAGCAAAAGAACTAGCTGATAAACTTGGA